CTTAATAATCTTATCTTGTTCAATAATTTCCTCATCAGTTTGACGAAGAATTTTTCTTCTTATATAATCCTGGGAAAAATATTTTCCAACATAAGGTTCTGCAACTTGAACCATACTCAATCTCTCATTTAATAATTCTGCATCCTTAAGTTCAGCAAAATGATTATCATATAAGAAATCATATTGAATATGTTCGTCCATCATTTCCCAATCTTCCGGAGTGATGATGTTTTTCAAGATAAGTTGAGTTTTTAACATATCATTAAACATATGAGAAAATCTTTTTCTCAAACGTGCAACAAATTTACTAAACTTAACTTCATCTCTTAGAATTTCAGATGAACGTCCAAGATTAAATCCACCTTCTCCATCCATTCTAGATGGTGGAACATTAAGTGAACGATATAATTTCTTTTTAAAATACTCAATGTCAGTTATTTCTCCAAGATTTTGTCCACCGGGAAGTGTAGAAATTTCTGTTCCTCTACCACCTTCACGGCGAGGGAGCCAAAAATCTTCGAGCATTGACATGAATTTTTTATCATCACGAATTTCGCCAGTGTTAGCATCATATACCATTTTATTTCTATAGCGCATCATGACATCACGTAGATATTGTTCTGCCTTTACTTTTGGTAAATTGCCAACATCGATGTAAAAAATTCTACGCTCAGGTGCTCTTGATAAACGATAGATGACAAGAGAGTCCTCAATCATTCGAAGTTGATTAAGTGATTTAATTGCCTTATGTAAATATGATAAGGTTGATCCTTTGTTTCTATCGATAAGTCCTGATGTGCAATATGTAATTGCATCTTTTGTGAATTTGATCCCACCAGTTCCACCCAAAGAGGATGGATTTGTGGTTGGATATGTCATTTTTGGATTATATACAAAATATTCTTCTATCTCTGGGAATTCATAATCCATTGGATCGTCTACATTTACACCAGCAAGACGATACATTCTTTTTTCTTTTTCAGTCTTTTTCTGTTGACGTACATAACGCATTTTCATTGCGTCAATGTATCTCAATTCTTGAATACCTTCGTGAGGATTTTTAAGATCTATAACTTTATGATAATAAAGTCTACCATCAACATACCAGTTTCTGTAAATTTCGTGAGATTTTCTATCAAAATCTAACAACTCTAAAATATATTTAAATTCTTCCCTTATTTTCTTTTTAATTCCATCGCTTGCGTTGAGATTTGAAAGTTCAATTGAAACTGGACTATCATTAGAATCACTAACAATAGCTTCGTTAACAATATCCTCAATGGCACTATCACACTCTGGATGAAGTGCCATTTCACGATATCTTTTTATTAAATCGAATTCTGTTCTATAAACACCTTCAATATCTACGTATGATCCAAAAAATCCACTTGTCAAATAAAAATCAGACCCGTCCTCATTGTTAGGTGGGACGGGTGATAGTGAAGAAGGTGATAACGAATTGTCACCGTCTTCAATAGAAAAACCAAAAAGCTTTGCCATTATTAATTTTTAAATCTTCTAGATATTTATCAACCTAAAATTAGCTCTGTCCGGAATATGGAGTCCAGTATTGAACTTGGAATTCTACTGTAAATTCCTCAATTGTATCAGAAGTATCGTATGAGAGATCAATTGCAGAAATATTAGTTGGGAAAATGTCATAGAACTTATATTGTGCTGCAACGCTTAAATCACCACCAAAAGCGGTATTTCCTGTTGTGCTTGCATTTCTTGTAAGTTGTCTTACAGTAGCTTCTCTCATGTAATCATTAGGATCTGTGCTACCACTTGCATCACCATACTGCGAAATGAATTGCATCCAACCTTCCATAGCAGATCTGATTGAAAAATCCTCATCATTTATAATTGTTACAGTCCAAGAATCAAAGGTTCTGTCGCCAGCAACTTTGAAAATTCTTCCTCTAAAAGGAACATCGATTGAAGCAATGTTGGAAGCTGGTAGTTGAGCAGCTTTACATAGAATGCTAAATGTCGATGGAACAAAGTTCCCTTGTCCTCCAGGAATATCTGTGAGAATAACTTCAAATAGATTAGGGCGAGCGCCTCCTCCAATTAATGTTGATTTAAAATCCTGAATTGTGTTTGCCATTGGTTTAGTCCTCCTTTTGTTTATCTAGAAATTAAACTCTACCAACTACTTCTTCAAATGCTACCCCAGTTCTAGTAGCAACAAATGTTAGAGTTACATAATTAATAGATTTGGTTGGTTTTAAGAAGATGTCAGCTCTAAATTCATTGTTATCAATAACATCAGGAGTGTTATTAGTTGTATCGCATATTACGAAAAATCCATAAAGTCCTCTCTTTGCCTGAATATCACGCAAGTAAGGTTCTACAATATTCTTAAAGTTTGCTCTAGTCAATTCATCATTCAATTCGAATAGTTGAGCCTCTGCGGATCTTTCAAGTGCCTGCTCAATTGTTAAGAATAAACGGCGAACATTGATTCTATCAAAAGCAGATGTATAACCGAGAGCCGTTTTATCACCAAACAGAAGTGTTCCAACTCCTGGTTTTGTTACAATTGGATTGATTCTTGCAGGATAAAGTTGATCTCTTTGTGCTTTTGATGGATTGTATGCTAGTTTAATAGCATTGTTGATAATTCCTCTTTGTTGTCCTGCAGGAGAGAACCAAGGATATGCAATAATATTGGTACGGCACATTAATCCAGCAACGTCTGCATTACATGGAATGTAAACAAACTTATTGTTAAATCTATCATAGGTATACTTATATCCACTATCAAATATTGCATATGATGAAGAATTCAGTGGACTAAAGTATTTTAAAAGATTTGTTGTTTGAGTTGTGGTGTTAGTAACACCAATCAGATCTGATCTGTGTGGTCCGATGACTGCAACACAATCTTTTCTAGCCTCTGCGAGTGAAATTAAGAATTGTGCTTTTGTTTGAGAATCGGATTGTGATGACAAACCAGGACCCATGATGAGATAATCAACCTCCACTTCATCTTTATTGCTAAAGAGATTGTAAGAAGTTGTTAAGTCTCCAACTGCTGCCGTAAACCCACCTGTAGACGAATAATCTACTCCAGCGGATAAGTTGTATGTTTTATTTCCAAGAGCACTGAATGTTATTCCTTGGGCATTTTGTCCCCAAAGTCCTTGTGCAATTGTGTTAGCAGTGAAAGAAGTTGAAAATCCTGTAGCAACAGGAGTTGTTTGCCAGTAGGTATCTACAGCACTTGATGGATTGTTCCCTGCATAAATCTGGGCAGAAAAATCAGCAATATACTGCTTATACCAAGATTTTTGTGGAGAATTAACTGCGGATACAGTGTCTAATGCTTTAGACAATGAAAGATGCTTTTCCAGAAGAGTTCCTTGATTTCCTGTAATTGTTCCAAGATCATCAACAACTACAACGTGAATACCGTCATTGCGTCCACTTCTATCAAGAACATACTTATTGGAAACTGGTTTTGGTGCAATCGATTTCCAATAAACAGTACTATTTGATAAACCAAGAGTTTGCTGATCATACCAATCATCAGCAGATGTTGGAGTAAATGTGCCAGCAACTCCAGCAGATGAGTTAATAACTCTAACAGAACTTGAAGCTAAGAAAGATGCATAAGAATTTCCTTGTGCATAATCTATTTTAGTTTCCGTATTTGCACTCGAAACTCTAGAAACAATCTTTACTGTAACTGAATTTGCATTAGTTGCAGTTGTGACTCCAGTAATAATTCCCTTAAGATAACCATCAAATGTTCCACTTAATCCAGGAATGGTTACAGAAGAAAGAGGCACAGTTAATCCGAACCCGACTTGAGCTCCAACTGCTGCAGGAGTTGATGCTCCTAGTCCTAGAATTTGATCTCCAAGATCGTCGATGATACAAACCTTTAAATTATTTGCCCAAGATCCAGGATTTTTTGCTGCAAAAGTAAAGTTAGTTGCTTCTGAATGATTAGCTGTGTAATCATCATAATTGTCAATTCTACCTGTGGTAGTCATTGTTGTTGCAGAGGTGTTAACACCTGCATTAGCATTTGCTAGTGTTGTGCCTGCTGTTCTGACTACTTTAAGGACACCACCATATGAAAGATAAGAAGCAGCACTCATCCAATACTCATATTGAGCATCTGATGAGATTGGTTTTCCAAATGTGTTAATTAAATCTTGCTCATTTTGAATATCGATTGGATAATCAACGGGTCCAATTGGAAAAGGTCCTGCAATTGCACCGATGTTATCTAATACATTGTCAGCTCTTCCTACTGTTAAATCAACCTCTCTCGTAAGTACGCCGGGAGATAATTGAGGAGTCGCCATGTTTTTCTCCGTAATCTCAGTTTATCTAAAAAATATTTATATTTTTACTTCTTTTCAGAAGGAAAACAGTGCATGAACATTATTACCAGTCAGGATATTGCCATTCCGAACTTAATGGTTTCTTTTTTCTATTTTGTGTTATTCTTTTAACCGTACAAGATTTGCATTCATATGCATAGGATGAAATTAAATCGTATCTTTTTTTACGAATTTTATAAAACTCACTCATCAAATCTTTAATTTCTCCACAGACTCTGCATTTTCTTTCTGTTAAAAGTAGATGTTCTGTATCAAAAGATTCTTCTACATTCATTACATATATTCCCACATATAAGATCGATCTCCATATTCATCTAGAAACCACCTATCGCCTTCTTGATCTACAAAACTAGATTCATCAGTACCATCAACAACAAAACCAAATGGTGCCATATCTTGTTCAATTTGATTTTTTTGTTCTTCATAAAGACGTTTACGAACATCTTGATCTGTTAGTTCTTTAAAGTAATCTTGTGCTACAAGCCATGCATATATTACCAAGCACATTGCTAAGTCATCATTACAACCTTCTTCAGCCTCAAATGAATTGTGTTTTTGAATAAATGTTGTAAGTTCACTCATGATTTCATAATCCTTAAAGAGAAGTTTATTCTCTTCAATCATTGTCTTTAAATTAAGACATCCAACTTTTTTGACTGTCTTGGACATCTTTACACCAAGTTGAGTTTTCTTTCCCGAAAATCCTTGCCCAACAATTTGTCCTGCTCTTCCTCTCATTGAGCACATTAATAAGTTTTGATATTCAAGATCGTAATGTATAATGCTTGCCACTTGATCCCCAACATCGTTTACTTCACATAAAATATATGCATTATTGTAATTTTTTGCCACATCTACAATAACACTTGGAAATAACATTGGTTTAATTTCATTATTTCGATATTTACCAACCACATTATGGGGAAATGTTGTTATATCAATCACAGTGAAGGCAGAATAATCGTTTCCTACGCCCCTAGCAACGTCTACAGTGATGATGTAATCGTGTTGCTCTTCGGGATCAAGATATATGTCTAAACCCCCGCTACGAGTCTTTGGATGATCGTATACGAGGGATCTTAATTTACTTGGTGATATTAAAGTATCGACAGATCCAAGAAATTCGCATTCAAATTCTACTTTAAATTGAGCCTCTGAAGTGTTTGCAATAGTTTGTGCCTTCCAGGCTTCATCTCTACCAGGAACTTCACTCCAATGAACATCTGTGAATACATATTCATTCTTTCCACGCTCAGCATCATGCCACATTCGGTAGAAATGGTTCATACCATGTGGAGTAGAAACAATAATTACCTTCGTGCTTTTACCTGAAGTAATTGTTGGATAAACCGATGCAAAGAATGAATCTGCAATGTGATTTGGGACGAACGCAAATTCGTCCAAAAAGAGAATATTGAAAGACATACCGCGAACCGCAGAAGCAGAAGTAGAAGCAGCCAAGATTTTACTTCCATTCTCCAATTCCAATGATCCCTTATTCCAAGAAATGATTCCCTGTTGCATCCATTTTGGTAGGTTTTCATATGCAGTTTGCAAACGATCTAAAAGTTCTCTTGCAGTTGCGGCTTTGTTAGCAAGGATACCAATATTTACATTATCATTGAATACTGCATAATGTAGAAGAAATGATACCACAGTTGTAGACTTTCCAGTCTGTCTGGGCATCTTACAGATATTAAATCTATGATTATGAAAATTGTTAACTAATTTCTCCTGAAAGGGATACATTTGAAATGGTTGCAATCCCTTATCAAGAGTCACAATTTTTACATAATTTTTTGCAAAATATACTGGATCATCTTTACACTTTACAAATTCGATAATTTGCTCTTGTGTAAATTCAATTGGTGTGTTTGCCTTTTTTAATAGTGGATTGCCAAGATATACGTCACTCATAATAAATTACCTACTAATTTCTTCCCAATCCAATGATGCAAAAACTTCTGCATTTGCAGCATCACTAGAACAAATTAATGATAATTCATATGGTGTTTTAGTTAATCCATCTCTTTCTAACTGAAACTTAAATAATGCTTCTTTGAGAATATCAACTGGTGAAGATCCTTGTTGAGCAGCATTAAAAAATCCGGATGCTAAAGTTCTTCCACCACTATAAGTTCCAGCATCAATTTTATATTCAACTGCACTATCAACTCCCGCACTTATCCAACTTCCACCTGATGAAGTTCCACTTGCTCTCACTTGCCAGTTGTAATTTGCGTTATTTGTGGCACCTAAAAGTGAAAGTGCAGTAAGAATTACAATTGCGTCTAATCTATCTGGTGATGATTTAAGGCGAAGTGAAACAACGTTGTAATATGATGTTGATGTTGTTAATCTTACTGGAGATGTGATTGCAGTTCCAACTGCTTGTTGTAATCCACGAAGTTCATAACCACCTTCTGAAATTACAGAAGAACAAACTTGCTTGAGTGTGCTTGCACTAGTTGTAACTCCAGTATTAGAAATCTCATATCTCAAAGGCAATGATGCTGTTGTGATGTAAGTTGATTCAATTCTATTTGCATGATGAAATGAATGGCAGTGAATGAATTGTCCGTCAATTACAAAACCAACTCTTACAGTTCCAACTCCCAACCACTCAATATCCGTCCAAAATATTTGTGCTTTGGTAATATCTAATGTATATCCAGAAGGACCAGTTCCATCTAACTTATCATATAACCAAGTTGATTGTGGCGCACGAGTTTCTGAAACAATTCCAGATACAATACTTCTTTCTACAAAATTTACAGTAGAACCATCTAGTTCAAAATAAATTCCATTATCTGCACCAAAGTATCCTACTCTTTGACGCAGATTTGATTTTGCCGCATTCATTATAAAAGTATTCATTATTTCTAATGATTTTCCTGGTTGATATGAAAATACTTTTGTAGTTTCTCTAATGACTGATGCAGTGCTTCCTACACCAACAGATATGTGTATCAAACCTTGAGTAGTTACAAATCCAACAGTAGAACCGGTGCCTACAATCAAATTCGTCCAAAGATTATTATCTCTATATCTGTGAGATGAATCAAAAAGTGTCAGTGGACTTGAAGTTCTTAGTCGTCCAAAAGCATCGAATTGTTCTTGACTTGGTTTATATAAATGAGACATTAAACTACCCTCCAACCATCCCTATAAAAAAAAGTAAGTGAACCAAAATCATATGCAAGAATAGCTCTATTTCTTCCGTCAATTTCATCAGAACCTGATGGAAGGATTGTGATATATCTATTCGTTCCCTTGGATGCTTCTCCAAGTTCATCTTTTACTATGTAGGTGGTTCCTTCAACTGCCCCAGTAGGAAGAGTAATTGTAACTGCCCCTGCATAATTCACTCCTATGTAATAATCATTTTCAGTAATTGTGTATGATGATGATGTTACATAAGTTGCTGCATAATATGCTGGCCCCCCTCCACCAGCACTAGATCCTTCCCATTTGTCAGTGTTAGAATTATATTTTAAGAATTTGTTATTTACTTTTACCGAATCTCTATCAATATCATCAAGAAACTCTAAACGAACTTCACCACTTCCACCCAATGTAGAAAGTTGTTGCTGAATTCTTTCTAAGAATAATCTATAGTGATTTTGAAGATCTTCAAGTGTTGCAAAATTTTGAGTAAGAGGTGTAAGAGGATCTTGTTGAATTTTTTGATCTGATGGATGAGCAAGAAGTCCTAAAGATTTTTCTATCAATGATGAATTTTTTTCATTATTGTCTATAGTTTCTTGAACTTCTTCTTTGATTATTTTGATTTGTTTCTTATTTTTTTTAATCTCTGCTTTCTTTTTTGGTTGAAGTTGTTCAATAAAAAGTTTTTCAAAAGAATCTCCGATTAAAGATTCCAATTCTTCTTTTTTTCTTCTTTTTTCTTGAGCAACTAGTTTAAAAAGATCTGAAAGTTCGTCCATTATACATCAATTACAATTCCAACGACGAAGAGCTTTATTAATTCTCGAATCTGGATCTCTTGCAGTCTTTGCAGAAGTCAACTTAGACTTCATTCCTTTCATACGACGACAGAAGTTAGTACGGCGATCTGCTCTTTTGCCCGTTGGATTCTTTTCAGTTACTGCTGTTTGAAGTTTTGAACCTGGATTTTCTCTACGATAAGCATTAACTGCCGCTTGACTCAAACCATCAGTTTTATCTTGACGATTAACTTTTTGCCAATCTTCATTAAATTCTACCTGTTCTCCATACGGTTTTATATATTTTTTTGAAGGACCTGGACTTGCGGGACTTCCACCATTAAAACCTGCCTGAATTAAAGGTTGTCCAGGAGTGAATTCTGATATTGAATGATTAACTACTTTTGCATCTGGATATACTTTTTGAATTTCGTATGTTACTTCTTGGCGAGTTGGAATTTTTGTCGTTGGGAAAAACATACGTATAGCATAATACTTACCTCTCCAAGATAGGGTAACAGCAATTATATTGCCGGTTTGCGATTGAAGTCTTGTTGCCTCTTTTAATTGGGATTTAAATCCTTTGATCGGATCTGGATTAATAATATCCACTACTTCAGCGAATGTATTTCCATCACTATCCTCGATGGTAACATCTTCTGCCTTCACGCAGTTTGGATATCTTTTTCCAAACATTGTTTTCATTCCTTTCTTCTTATAACCAGGCCAACATTTCTCATTTAAGATTTCATCTAAAATTTTATCTGTTAATTTCTGTTCTTTCATCTCACCACTATCTACATAATCTGCTGCTGCATCAATATAATCTGCTGCTTTTGTAATTTTTGATTGAACCCAAGCTTCAATATTTCCTTCACCTTTTTTCATTTTATTTTGAAGTCTTTTTGCTGCAGAAATAATTGTAGAAAGTTCTGAACGAGCCATTGAATATTCATGATCATATGATTCTGGAAATGCATATGGCATAACTACTTTATAATCTTCCTTCCCTTTAACCATTTCCTCTGGAACTGAAAAAAGATCCCAATATTTTACACCATATCTACATTCATCTCTTGTCTCAAGTTTTTCGCATTTTGGACAATATCTTTGAGCCTTTTCCCGAATTGGACCATTCCAATCATAATCAAGAGCATTATCATTCATACTTTCGGATTTTGTTCCCCAGTTATCTGCACCAACTTTACGGCACTTTACAAGTGCTCCAGAAGCATATGCACTGGGCCAAACACTGTAACGTGATTTTACTTTATGGTAACAAGCATCTTTTTTGCCACTACTTTTTCCTGGTTTGTCTTTTTCTGCTTCTTGGATGTTCATGGCTTCCTTTAATCCTGGTTCTGGTTTTACGTAATCTTTACTTTTTCTTCCCTTTGCAAAAGTTGGAACATTAGTTGGTTTTGATGCTCCAGATTTTTGTTGTTGTCCTGGATCTTCTTTACGTTTACGACTAACAGCTGAACGAATTATTGATTCTCCTTTTTTTCCTTTTCTCTTTAATGCAGAAAGTCTTGAACTACTAAAACATTTTGGAGTTTTTGTTTCTCCTGGTTCATTAGCACAAGGAGATCTATCTGCTTGAACCCATCCAGGTTTTCCATCTTTTGATCGAGAACCTTTAAACCAATGATGAAGAGAACCCGCTTCATTAATTTTAACATCTTTAAATTTTTTATGATGCTTTTTAGCATCTGCTTCCATCTTCTTCAAACGAGTATAATAATCAGGAATCTCATCAAGATGTTGAAGAGCAATATCTTTAGCTAAATCGTGATCTTGAGTGTGCTCATGTTCAATTGGTTCACCCATGTCAAGTTGCTTTTGTATGAAAGACACATCAAGACGATGCTTCTTTGCAATCTGCTCAACTGTTTTATGTGTCTTAATCTTTTGCATTACTCAACTGGTTTTGATTTAGTCTGCTCACCTTTTGCTCTTTTTTTCCTTCCCGCACAATGAGCACGTTGAGAAAATCCTTTTGGATTTGAGCAATCAATATTCTTTTTATATTTATTACTCCAATCCTCTTGAAACTGTTTAAACGTTTTCATTTTCGGTTTGTCTCTTTAAAAATTTTTGAAGTTCTGCTGTGGATCCCACGAAAAGTGCATTATTTACTGTTGTAGGACCTTTAGGTACTTTCTCTTCTTCTATGTCCTTTAGTTTCTTTTGAAGATCCATGAGTTTATCTGTAGCGTCTGCAACATTTTTTATGAGTTGTCCAGCTACTTCATACGCTCTTGGCATTTCACTTTCTTGAGCTAGTTCTAAAATACCGTTTATTGCTTCCTGTCCTTTTTGGATCAACGAGTACAAATTTCCTCTAGTATACTCATAATCTTTTTTAATATCATCTATTGGTGATGATATTTTTTCTATTTTTTCAATGACTTCAGTATCCTTTGGAACTATTTTATCAGAGACATTGAATGTTTCGTTTAAATCGTCGAATTTTTTTGTCATCTTCATAAAATAGATCCATTAAATCCAAAATCATCTCCATTTTCAATAAGAAGATTATCTGCAGTAGTAATTGATTTTATTGGAGCTCCTGAAAGATGAGATGTGATTGTTGTATCATCTCTACCACGATCAACAGTTAAAATATTTCCTGCTTTAGATTTAACATAAACTTCTTCACCTTCAATATCTAGATATGTATTTGCTACAATTGAACTTGCATCATTAACTTCAATTAGAGTATCGGAAGTTGAAATATCTTTAGATAGATTAGTTAAAACTACACCAGTATAATTTTTAATCGCTCTAGGTTCCGCTGAATAAACAATTTCTCTTGTTGACGTAGAAGATGGATCTCCAGCAGTAACACTGATTGTAGACTTTTTGATAATATCTTTTGTTGCAGTAGAAATGGGTCCAAAAAGATAAGTTTTTGCAGTAAATCTTAATGTATAAATTAAAACTCTTCTTGTAGTAAAATTTCCTTCATAATCATCAACCATAGTTATGTTTTCCAAAATGATTGGAATATCTCTCTTTTCATCAATATCATCTAATAGTTTTATGGTTAAATTATATACAGGTTGAAAGTATGGTAAAATTTGTTCTACAATCTGTAAAGCATCATCATTTAATTTTGCCATGACGCTAAGTTCAAATTGTATGTTATATGGAACTGGCATATATGCCTTTTTTACTATGGTTCCATCTGAAGAATCTTTTGATGTAAATGTCTGAGATGTTGTTACTTTTCTAGATGAATCATAAGAAATTCCAGTCATTTCAAATGACAATCTTGGAAGTGTCATTTGAATTGGCTTACTTAAATCTGGAGATTGTTCTAAACGAGCAAGAAATTTTTGAGTCGGACCATAAGACAAAGGAACTTTAATCACACTTGTTACCTGATCGGAATCGTTTGTGTGCTTTATAGTTATGTTGTTAAATAGAGAACCAAATCCTATAATGGTTCTTCTAAAGATTTCGTGGTAGAAATATTCAAACATAATATTATCTTTTTATTATTACTATTTAACAGTTTTTTAACTATGGCATTCCAAATGGATTTTGCTCAGAAAAATCTACAATGGCATCTGCCTCAGTTTCTATATTTTGATTATCAGCATATCCATCAGCAATTGGATCTGTATCTATTTTGCCCAACATGTAGAACGAACTTGAAGCTGCTCCTACAATATTTTCTCCAACAATAAATTCTCCACTAACTGTTCCTACCTCTAATTTATTAGTCACTGCATTCCATGATCTTACTCTTGCAGTTGTTCCACTCTTTGAACCTGTTACTATTTCATTAAATTCATATGTTCCAGAACCACTTAGATTTGGATTTGCAATTCTAATAGTTGGAGCAACAGTATATCCTAATCCTGCATTCGTAATTCTTATGGATGTTACTGAACCTGCTGCACTTACAACAGCGTATCCTGTAGCAGAAACAATTCCAATACCTCCAACTTTGCTGAAAATAACATTTGGAGAAGTTGAATATCCAGATCCTCCATTTGTAATTGTCACTATTCCAATAATTCCATCTCCCAAAACTGCAGTTGCGGCTGCTCCAGATCCACCACCTCCAATAAAACGAACTCCTGGAGTTTGAGTGTATCCGTATCCTGGATTTATAAGTTCAACACTTTGAACAGATTTTGCCGCCGGGTTTACATTATCATTACAAACTACAATTCCTCCTATCATTACAGCAGAGGCAATTCCAGTTCTACCAGAGACTGAAGCTGATGATATTCCCACAACTGGTGTTGATGTATATCCTCCACCCCTGTTTGTAACTGTGATGAGTCTTATACCACCATTAATTAATCCAGTAACGGCAGTTGCAGTAACACCAACACCAAGAAGGGTTAAGGTTTGAGTTACAGAAACTGATCCAATTTCACTTCCAGTACCCTCTTCATTAGTTCCATCAAGAGCATCATCAACATCAGGATAACCAGTATCAATAACTTCATCTTCATATCTAAACAACTCACACCTAAGTTCATACGTATAATTTTTCATCAACTGATAAAAAGGTTTTTCATGTTCCACGTATTTAATTTCAAAAATACGTTTACCGAGAGGAAAATAAACTAAGTCACCTTCTTTTGGGCGATTTGCCAACTTAATATTACTTTTTGCTTGAATTAATGGAGTTATATAATTTAAAAATCTTTCTTTAGAAATAACCAAAGTCAATTCATTCAATGCTTGTATTCCAAACTTTGACAGTAAAGTTGGATTATCACCATACCCTTCATATGAACTTACATAAGCTTCTATTGGATAGGCATCATCGAATAAAGATTCAATAACCTCTCTTATAACTGTTTTTTCTGTAATATATTTTCTTGGTAAGTAATAAACCTCAACACCATACATTCTGATCTGCTCATTGATCAAATCCTGAACAAGATTTTGCTCACCGCTGCTTCCCTGTAGAAAAAATGGGTTGAGTGCCATATAATTAACCTATCATGTCCAGAGGTGGAAGTTCATATGTATTGGACATTTTTTCCATCAGAATGTCAATCTCTCTCTGAGCATCGTCGTATAATTGCCTACCATTTAGTTCAACTCCTCCAGGAAGTTTAACTCCTTGGAATTTGATTAAATTTTGTCCCCATTGACGTTTTATTAAAGATGTTAGATAAGGTTTTAAGAATGAATCATTCCAAACTCTACTATAATCACTTGGATCTAGTGTAGAATAACAATCTATGATGAAATAATTTCCTTCCGTTACGGCACCCCAATCAACGTCCAAATATAGTCTATCTTGTCTTTTATTAAATCTAATCTGTTTTTGTGTCGTGAGGAGAAAATCCAAATCTTCCAAGTAAGTTTTTACCATAGCATAACTGAGAATTTCAGTCGCTCCCCAATAATAAACGTCATTTAAAAATAATTGATATTTAACACTAAACATATTATGTGTTATAGTGTTAGAACCATCATAGTGGAAGATCTTATTGATGCCGATTATTGAGGGGGGAACCTGCAAATAATTAGCATTTTCGTAATAATTAAAAGTGGTTGCTGCACCAACAATATTTGTTGTTACTGAAGTAGTGGAAATGCCAACTCCATTAGTTGGTTTTGCTCTCCCCCTATCGATATCATTTTGAGTTATTTTATATTTAAAGAATGTTGGGTATACGCCATCAAAATGTCTTTCTTGGAAGAACTGAATAGCATCATCCACCAGGTCATCAATTTGTTCATCCGCTACGTTAATTTCTAAAACTGGATACCCAAGTTTTCTTTTACAATAATCTATTAATTCTTGTCTAGTAGATGGTTGAGCCATTTATCCTATCCACTTTAGAAATATTTATAGATTAATTTTCATCAAGTCTTTTACGACTTCTTGTTGCTTCAAATATAGTTTTATATATGATTTTGCAACATTTTTAATT